GCTTTCTTCTCGCGGACGCGAAATGGACGATAGGGGTAGCAATGCCTGTAGGTAGACCGCCAAAGCCAACAAGAATGAAGATACTGGAGGGGAATCCGGGGAAACGTCCGCTGCCGACGAAAGAGCCACAACCGGAGCGCAAGATACCGTCATGCCCGCGGCACTTGGACGGGCCGGCGCGTGCGGAGTGGCGGCGCATCACCAAGTTGCTAGACTCGTTGGGCATGATCTCGGAGTTGGACCGTTCGACGTTGGCAGCATATTGCCAAACGTGGTCGGATCTCATCCAGCTAGAGGAATACCTGAAAACCATTCCGGCAAGTAAACGGGTATTCCGGACGGCGGCGGGATACTATCAACAGATTCCGCAGGTGAGCATGGTGAACAAACTGCGCTCCGAGCTGCGCGCGTATGTGGCAGAGTTCGGGCTGTCGCCGGCAGCACGCACGCGCATTCAAGTAGAGAAGCAGGAGAAGGTCGAGAATCCGTTCGAGGCGATATTGCAGCGGGCGAAGGCGAATGCATCCGGCTGAGCAATATATTGATGACGTGCTAACGGGCAAACAGATTGCGTGCCAATGGGTGCGCAAGGCGTGTGCGCGTCATCTGCACGATTTGGAGACAGGCGAGGAGCGCGGCCTGTGGTTCGATTCGGAGGCGGCGCAAATTGCCATTGACTTTTTTAGCCTGCTCAAACATAGCAAGGGCGAATGGGCCGGGACGCCGCTGCGCCTGGAGCCGTGGCAACAGTTTCACTTATGGGTATTGTTCGGTTGGCGTCGAGAGAATGGGTTGCGGCGCTTCCGCACCAGCTATCTGGAAGTGGCGCGCAAGAACGGCAAGACGACGACTGCCGCGGGCGTAGGGTTGTACATGATGTTGGCCGACAACGAGCCGGGGGCAGAGATATACACGGCGGCCACCAAGCGCGACCAGGCGCGCATCGCTCACAGCGAAGCGACACGCATGGTCAAGTCGTCACCGCATTTGCGGCGGGTGATTCGTGTGGTCAAAGACAACCTGCATATCGTAGATACGGCCTCGAAGTTCGAGCCGGTAGGCCGCGATGCGGACAGTCTAGACGGTCTGAACATTCACGGGGCCATCGTGGATGAGGTGCACGCCCACAAGACGCGTGAGATGTGGGACATTCTGGAGACGGCCACGGGTGCGCGGCGACAGCCGATGATGTTCGCCATTACGACGGCAGGATTCGACCGCAAATCGCTGTGCTATGAGCTGCACGAGTACACGCAGAAGATTCTAGATGGCGTGGTCGAGGATGATAGCTTTTTCGGGCTGATTTATACGCTAGATGAGGGCGACGACTGGAATGATGAGGCGGTTTGGGCAAAGGCTAACCCGAATCTAGGCGTCAGTGTGAAGTTGGATGATCTGCAACGCAAGGCGGCGAAGGCGCGTGAGATGCCGTCTGCGCTGAATGCGTTCCTGCGGCTACACATGAACATTTGGACGCAGGCGGAGACGCGCTGGATTGACCCGGACAAGTGGGCTGCGTGTGATGAGGCTGTAGACGCGGATGGATTGCGGGGACGCATCTGCTATGGCGGGTTGGATCTGTCTGCCACGACAGACATCACGGCGTTGGTGCTCGTGTTCCCGCCTGAGCAGGAAGGGGATCCGTATCGGGCATTGTGCCGGTTCTGGATACCCGAGGAGGCCATGCACGAACGCAGCCGGCGTGATAGGGTGCCGTATGATGCCTGGGTGCGGCAGGGCTATATTACGGCGACTCCGGGCAATGTAGTGGATTATGAGTACATCTTTGACCAGGTAGACCAGGATGCGCAGCGGTACGACATCAAGGAAATAGCGTTCGACCGATGGGGCGCCGCTCGTGTATCGCAGGTGTTGACTGAGCAGGGCATGGAGATGGTGCAGTTCGGGCAGGGATTTGCGTCAATGAATGCGCCGATGCACGAGCTAGAGAAGCTTATCCTAGCGCAGGATATCGCACATGGCGGGAATCCTGTGTTGACGTGGATGGCGCATAACTTGGTGGCGCGGCAGGACCCCGCGGGCAATCTGAAGCCGGACAAAGAGGCGAGCACGGAGAAGATCGACGGCATGGTGGCGCTGCTGATGGCGTTGGATAGAGCCACACGTCATGCGGACACAACGAGCGTGTACGAGGAGCGCGGGGTGTTGATTCTGTGAGCGAATATACAGCGATTTATCATCCGGCTACCCGGCGATTTATCTGTAAGATAGATTTTGAGCGTGGTATCATGTTTGTGAAGGACCGCGGCTATGCGGCCTATATCGACCTAACGCAGATAAGGAGCGACAATAGTGGTCGAGGTGAAACGCTACAAGAGCGATCAAGCGTACAGGCAGGATGCGGGCAAGATGGCTGCGCAGGGGTGGCGAGTGACGAATGTCATCAGTGAGCAGCCGCGGGCCGGTTGTATGCGCATCATTTTAACGGGCGGGCTGGGCGCTATCGTGTGGAAGCCTAAGCCGCAACTGGTGGTAACTTACGAACGGTAAATAAACCGTTACAACCGCATATAGAGCGCACGGGTAAGCGCCTCGGCCAAAACGCAACAGCGTGGCGACTGGGGCGCTTTTCTATTGGTGAGTATGAAACCGGACAGTTGGGATTATCTAGCACTGACAGGACTGATGACGTTGGCGGCGGGTCTGTGGCTATCGTTTGGGCCGGGCGTGATGCTGATTGTCCTGGGTGCGCTATTCCTTGTGGCAGGAGTGGGCGGAGCGGCCAGCCCAAAGAGGCGGTGACATGGGCGTATTGACGGGGGTGTTGCAGCCAACCGAAAAACGGGCCACACCGTATGCCGACCTGTTCATGTGGGACACATGGGGCAGGTCCGCAGCGGGCGTCAACGTGACGGAGGAAAGCGCGCTGCGCTATTCGGCAGTGTACGCGTGCGTACGCGTGCTATCGGAGAGCATTGCCGGCCTGCCGCTGATTCTTTACCGGCAGAATGGGCGCAATCGGGAGCGGGCGGATAAGCATCCGCTGTACTTCCTGCTGAAAGAGCAGCCGAATCCGGACATGACCTCGTTTGAGTTTCGGGAGCTGCTTGTCAGTCACGTAGCGACGTGGGGCAATGCGTATGCGCAGATAGAATGGGCGGAGAACGGGAAGCCGGCTGCGTTGTGGCCGATGCGCCCGGACCGCATGGAGAAAATTGAGCGGCAGGACGGGGAGCTAGTCTACTGGTATCGCCGTGCCGACAATCAACTCCAGCCTTATCCCGCCGATGTGATTATGCACTGGCGGGGCCTCGGCTCTAATGGGTTGGTAGGCTGGAGTCCGATTCGATTGCACATGGAATCCATCGGCCTGGGTCTGGCGACGGAGGAAGTCGGCAGCCGGTTCTTCAGCAACGGCGCCCGACCCGGCGTGGTGCTCAAGCATCCGGGCAAGTTATCGCCCGAAGCGTAAGCCAGGCTTAAAGGGTCCTGGTCTGCCGATCATCAGGGTCTAGAGAATTCGCACCGGACGCGCGTGCTTGAAGAAGGGATGGACGTTGCGACCATCGGCATCCCGCCTGAGGAAGCGCAGTTTCTAGAGACTCGTAAGTTTCAGGTGACGGAGATTGCGCGCATTTTCCGGGTGCCGCCGCACATGCTGGCGGACCTGGAGCGCGCCACATTCAGCAATATTGAGCACCAAAGCATTGATTTTGTCGTGCATACGCTGCGCCCGTGGATGGTGCGCATCGAGCAAGCCATTCAACGTGACCTGCTGACGCCCAACGAGCGGGGCAAGTATTTCGTCAAGCACTTAGCGGATGGGCTGCTGCGCGGCGACACGTTAACCCGGTATCAGGCGTACAGTATCGGCATTCAGAACAGCATTCTTACGCCCAACGAAGTGCGTGAGAAAGAGGACCTGAATCCGATGGACGGCGCCGACGATCTGCTGGTCCCGCTCAACATGATCCCTGCCGGCCAGCAGCCCGCGCCGCAGGCGGAGCCGGAGGAAGCGCCGCAAGAGGCACGCAGCGCGTTGGACTATGAGACGCGGGCGATTGAACTGCGGCGCAACCGGCAACAGAGCATCACACGCTATGTGCGGCTGTTCGAGGAGGCGGCGGGACGGCTGGTCAAGCGGGAGACGGCGGACATCCGGCGTGCGGTGCCCAAATATCTGGGCAAGCGCAGCGTAGTCGACTTTGAGAAGTGGCTAACGGCCTGCTATGAGGAGATGCGCGGGGTGCTGCCCGACTATTTCCGGGCGCTGATGTTGACACTGGCCGATGAGATTCTAGCGGCAGTGGCGCGCGAGCTGGGGCAGGAGAC